ATTGCCAATAACTACGGCACCGCGATCTTCCAAGGTGATATGGTTCAGGCCGTCACCGGAGGTGGTGTTGAGCGTTATGCTGATGGTGGATCCGGCTTTATTCTAGGTGTTTTCAACGGATGCCGTTACACCGACCCGACTACTGGTAAGGAGACTTTCTCCAACCATTACCCTGCATCTACGGCTGCGGCTGACATTGAGGCTTTCATCATTGATTCGCCTCATGCCGTTTTCGAGATTCAGGCTGATGCAGCTATGCCGGTAGCGGATCTTTTCGGAAACTTTGACATCTTCGACAACTCTCCGGTTGGGGATACCTCTTCTGGTATTTCTCGCTGTGAGCTTGATGTCGGAACTGGTGCGACGACTGCGACGCTTCCTCTCAAGGCGATTGATATCTCTCAAGACCCTGAGAATAACGACGTTAGCTCTGCCAACACCAATGTCATCGTTATGATCAACAACCACCTGTTCTCTGCTGGAACAGCTGGTCTGGCATAAGGAGGCTGACTGATGGCTATTTCTCGCGCCCAACTAGCGAAAGAGCTAGAACCCGGCCTCAACGTTCTATTCGGAATGGAATATGATCGTTATGATGCCGAGCATGCTGAAATCTACGAAACTGAATCTTCTGATCGTGCATTCGAGGAAGAAGTGATGTTGGTCGGTTTTGGCAACGCGCAGACCAAAGCTGAAGGCGCTGGCGTATCTTTTGATAACGCGTCTGAGGCTTATACTGCTCGTTACACCCACGAAACCGTTACGCTTGCTTTCGCGCTGACGGAAGAGGCTTTGGAAGACAATTTGTACGACCGCCTTGGCGCTCGTTACACTCGTGCTTTGGCACGTTCCATGGCCCATACTAAGCAGGTTAAGGCCGCTGCAACGCTTAACAATGCGTTCGATAGCTCCTTTACCGGCGGTGATGGTAAGGAGCTTTGCGCTACTGACCACCCGCTTGCTGGTGGTGGTACTTTCCGTAACGAGCCGTCTACGGCTGCTGACCTCAACGAAACCTCTCTGGAGAATGCTCTTATCGACATCTCCACCTTCGTTGATGAGCGGAACCTGATCATTGCCCTTCGTGGCGTAAAGCTGATCATTCCTCCGCAGCTTCAGTTCGTTGCTGATCGTCTGCTCGAATCAACTCTTCGTGTTGGCACCTCGGACAACGATGTAAACGCGATTCGGAACATGGGAATGCTGCCTGACGGTTATACCGTTAACCATTTCCTTACCGATCCTGATGCGTTCTTCATCAAGACCGACGCTCCAAATGGTTTCAAGCACTTTGAGCGTTCTCCGATGGCGACCAATATGGAAGCTGACTTCGATACTGGTAATATGCGTTTCAAGGCCCGTGAGCGTTACAGCTTTGGCTTCTCTGATCCGCGTTGTGTGTTCGGTTCGCCGGGCGCATAAGCCAGAACAAATGTTCGGAAAAGGGCGGCTTCTCAGCCGCCCTTTTTTTGTGTATAGTTTCTATGTCCCTGACAGCTTCGGCTGACACTTGCCACGACAGGAGTACGAAATGGCAAACACAACCTTCTCAAGTGCAGTCCGCTCCAAGACGGGCTTCAACGTAATTAATGAAAGCAGCACCACTGGTGCGATTACGGAAACTGGATTTTCCGTTAACTCGACCGGTCAACTGATTTCTCTTGGAACAAGAAAAATCCAAACTTTTGTAGGCACCCTTGCAGGCACGGATACCTCCACAGCATACGCTGACGGTGATGTTCTCGTGGAGCTTGGCACCCTGAACACTGATCATCCCGATGATCTTGTGACGGCAACTAAGTTTTTCATCCACAAGGCAGTAATTGGTATCACGACCGCAGCGGGTCAGACACTGGTTGGCTCATTGCAGCTTAGTGCTACAAGCGGCACTGCAACAAACGCAGCAGTCTCTTCAGGAACTGAGATTGTTGGCGCTGGCGTTACGGTGTTTGACCCGCAAGTTAGCGCAGCCGCCTCTGTAACTGAGGTTGACATCAACTTCAATAACAGCGCTGGTAACTTTCATGTTTTCGAGCCTAATGTAACGGCAGCGATTGCAAGCAAGCACTTGTACGCAGCAGCAACTACGGCTCTGAACGCGGACGCAACCGCTGGACGTTTTACGGTTGAACTAGAATACTCAGTATTCTAAGGAGGTTAACATGGCTGATGCTGTAACCTCTCAGACGTTGATTGATGGTGATCGTTACGCAGTAATGAAGTTCACTAACATTAGTGATGGTACCGGCGAGTCCGCCGTCACCAAAGTTGATGTGAGTGCTTTACAGGCGTTAGCGTCTAATTCAGCCGCTCAAAAAACTTGCACTGGTGTCGCCATAGAAAAAATTTGGTGGCAGTGCATTGGCATGAAGGTGCGTATTCTTTTTGACGCAACAAGCGATGTCATGGCGATTGAGTTGGGTGAAAACCAAAGCGGTAGTCACGACTATTCCGTCTTTGGTGGTTTGACCAATAACGCTGGCTCTGGAAAGACCGGCGATATCAAGTTTACTACTGTTGGTCATACTAGCGCTGATACCTACACCATCATTCTGTATATGCGTAAAGAGTACGCATAATGGCTAGGCGCAAGGCAAAGATGCCGCCGCGCAACAAAAAGAATTTCCGCCCCACAAAAGCTGGGGCGGGAATGACTAAAGCTGGGGTGGCGGCTTATCGAAGAAAAAACCCCGGCTCCAAGCTTAAAACTGCTGTTACAGGCAAGGTTAAGCCCGGAAGCAAAGCGGCAAAGCGCAGGAAATCTTTCTGCGCCCGTTCTGCTGGGCAGATGAAAAAGTTTCCAAAAGCAGCGAAGAATCCTAACAGTCGTCTTCGTCAAGCTCGTAGAAGGTGGAAGTGCTAATGAATGCGGATGAAGTATTGAAGCTTTTGGAGAAGCATGAGTCCGATTGCAGCGAAAGATATGCTGACATTCAGGACAAGCTGAAGTCATTAGACAACCGTATGTGGGGGATAATGATCCTTATCGTGCTTGCCGCTGGATTGGAGCAACTAATCTAATGGCAATTGGCCGCTCACAAATGAGCAAACAAATATCTAACCCGCCACAAAAGGGGAAGAATATGCCAAAAGACGCTTGTTATCATAAGGTTAAGGCGCGTTACAGAGTTTTCCCGAGCGCATATGCTAGTGGGGCCATTGCGAAGTGTAGAAAAGTTGGCGCTGCTAACTATGGCACTGGTGGCAAAAAGAAGAAGAGGGCCAAGAAGATGGAGGCTGGCGGTGTAGTAACCGCTGAAATGCAGCCACGAAAGCGTAAGGTCAATAAGCAACCAAAAGACGGCATGATCGCAAGAGGGTGTGGCTCTGTGATGGAACGCCGGAGGAAGACGACAAAATTGAGATAATTCATGTCTTCGTCTTATACGTCTTTCTTGACGACGTTAAGGTGAAGGGCGAACCGCTCAGATTCAGAAGCGTGGACGATTGCGTATATTTCGCTAAAAGACTTTCAGGGCAAGGAAAGTCCATTACAGCCTACTGCCTCCCTGAGATCGCGAGGCAAGGTCAGAGGGTGTATTAATGGATCCTGCTAGTGCTATGGCACTGGCCTCGGCCAGTTTCGCCACCATAAAAAAAGGTTTCGCCATCGGTCGCGATGTCGAATCTATGATGTCCGATATCGGACGCTGGATGGGCGCTTTGAGCGACCTAGACCAAGCAGAAAAAGAAGCCAAAAATCCTCCTATTTTCAAGAAGTTATTTGGTGGCAAGTCCGTTGAGCAGGAGGCCATGGAAGTCTTTGCTGCAAAACGTAAGGCTCAAGCCCAAAGAGAGGAACTCAAGCAATGGATAAGCCTGACCCTCGGCATGTCAGCTTGGGAGGATTTGCTGCGCACAGAGGCGAGGATAAGAAAGCAACGTCAGGAAACTCTGTATGCACAAAGGGAAAAACGTCGTAAGTTTGTAGAGGTGGTTGCTTGGACTGTCTTGATTAGCATTGGCGGAGCGGTTCTGTTTGCGTTCATCATGTTGTTAAAGGCGCACTCTGCACAAGCTGAAACGATGGTTACTTGTCGAAAGGCAAAGTGTGAAAAAATAAACAAACAAACTATAATCTGCGTTTACAAGGGGCCGAATAACACTGTGGAGTCGATGGTGTTTCAAAGGTCAGATTACATACCGTCTGAATTTGAGTGTAAATATGACCCTAATGCTAAGAAAGAGATGACAGTTCAGGAGACATTGAAGGCTATTAAGGAGGCAATGGATTAATGGCTGTTAGGAAAACAAAAAGTGGTCTTGCGCTTAAAAGATGGTTCAAAGAAGACTGGAAGGACGTTAGGACAGGCAAGGCGTGTGGGCGTCGCAAGGGTGAAAAACGGGGTACTCCATATTGTCGCCCCAGTAAGAGGGTATCGTCAAAAACCCCCAAAACAGCTTCCGACCTTACAAAGTCGGAAAAAAGATCACGCATAGCCCAGAAAAAACGCATCGGCCAACCGGCATGTAAGCCGCGCC